CACCGCCCTTTGACTTGGGATATACATGATCAACCTCATTAGCCACATCACCACAGTAAGCGCAAGTGTAAGCATCACGCTGTAACACTTTGAGCCTAATCTTTTTCCAACCAGCAGTAGCACGATAGGGTTTATTCGTCATCGAACTCATGCGTACACCATACACATACTTTGTCATTAGTTAGCTGTTCAGTCCAACTGATTTCAGCTTCATCTGTTGGTGTTAGACACTTACTACATATTATGTTCATTAGTGCCAGCCCTTTCTTTCCCAATGTTTTAACGCCTTACAAGTATCACCGTTATATCTATGTTTTATATAGTCTAAGTGTGCATCTATCTGCCTAAATGGGTTGAGCGTTCCATACCACTTAGACCGCATCTGGCCTAAGCCATAATGCGATCCGTTCTTAGCTTTATAGTTCCATCTACTCTCATGGTGTATTAGCCAGTTATAACACTCAAACTGTTCCCAATTCAGTTTGTTATACGCGTGTAGTTTTATATTCATAATGTTGGGTGGCTTTTGAGAATATGCTTTTGAAAGGCCAGCGAAGCTTAGTGCCGTTATCAACAGTAAAACGGCAATAGCTCGCCCCAATGCTAGACGGCGAAGTGCGCTGCCTTTAAGGCGCGCAAGCCGGCTGAGCATAGCATGGCTGTCAAGCGCATTTACAAAACCGCAGGTCAGACGGCGTGTCGCGTTATGAATTGTCGACATTTGTAATAACTCCTAATAATTCTTGTGATAGCTCTATCGGTATCATTGAGCGTACTTTTGCGCCCTTGAGCCCTTGTGTGCCTGTGCGTGATCCTCTTGGTGCTGCATCATGGCAACCATCACCGGCCTTGCATGCTGGCCTCGGTGTCCATCCCGGCACTATGCCCCATAGGTCAGTTGGTTTCATGCGTGTATCGCCGTATTGACAGTAAGTTATGGTGCGCATTGGCAAATCTTTGACCAGCTCTTGTTTTCTAAGCATGCCTCTAGGATTTTCCATTAGCCAGCCTTTAACTGGTTTTAGCTCGTTTATTAGCCTTAATGTCTTATCTACTAGCTTAATACCTATCTCAGCCTCTCTGGTTTTAGGTTGCTTATCTTTAGTCCAATGCTTGCCGATAGATGCCACGCTAAAGCTTGTGCAAGGCGGTGAAGCCCACACAAAGTGAGGTCTGCCGTATTTTTCTATTAAGTAATCAGCATTGAGGGTAAACACATTGCGCTCATGCGCCTCAAAATGCTCATCAATTTCAACTTTAATAACTGTGTGACCAGCATCGACAAAAGCTTGAGTGGCTGATCCTGTACCAGCAAACAAATCATAAATAATCAATCTTTGCCCCATCCTTTGCCCTTAAAGTGTATGGCTGGTGCTGTAAATTGTTTAACCATCGGTTGACCGCATGGCTGACACCAGATTGTATGTTCACTATAAATATCAAAGGATTGCTCTATTGTGATTCCGCATCCTTCGCACTTGAACGTGTAGATTGGCATGCTTCGCACCTCTCTCTCATCCCATAAATCCATAAGCCACAGCCGTAGCATCTATGGAGTAAATACGGCTCAGTAGCCACTAGCTTTAAGTAAGTAGACAAGGTCAGACAAAGTGAGAACAGCAACGAATTGCTCAACGGACTTCTCACCTTGCCCATTAAGACGTAGAACGCCTACGCCTAGCCCTGTGGCTTTACGTTCATTAAGCTGGCGCATTAGACCAGCTAGGTCTAGTCTAGTACGCGCCTTAATCTCAATGTCTAGCCCTTTTATGCCGGTAATGTCAGACCCCTCGCGACCAGCACCAACCGGCAAAGCATGTTCCCAACCTTCACGCTGAAGGTACTCAGCCACAATCCGCTGCGTGGCGTAACCCCTATGCTTGCGACTCTGATTGCTCATCTAATTGCTCGCATTGTAAGCAGTAATCCTCAGCTAGTAATGCCATTTGTTTACAGCCTATGCAAAAGTCGCTTCTCATCCGGCTATCTCGCCTTCATCCTCTGGCCTAAATTGCCATCTGCCTGAAGGATCTAGCACCATCCAGATTGTCTTGCATTGTTCAGCTTTACGCTTGTATGGAAGCGGGCATGACCAGCCTTTATAAGCACCTTTAGCACTTGTGCCTTCACGTACCACGCGCTGACCATGCTTACACATTGCCACAGGCTGTGCGCCTAGCTCAGTCTTTAACAGGTCTACCGCATCATCAAAGGCCGGCATTACATCTGCCGGTGGCTCTATTGTGGTATCCCAGACTATTTCAGCTGCGCTGTTAGTAGATTCTAGAAACTCTTTGTGTTCTTTAGTCCGTACACGTATGGGTTCAGGGCTTGCTTTAGCGTCATTAACCTTTGCCATTTCCAAAGAGCTAGGCCGCTTTCCTTTAGCAGACAATCCGAGATTCGCCAAGCATCGTCCAATGCTGCTGCTCTCGCAATTCTCAAGCCAAAAATCACGATCCACACCACGATCTTTGCGAGAACCACGCGCATAACCAACAGCGGAAGGATTAGTATCAAGATAGGTGCGGTAAGCGTATGCCTTAAAGACAACAATTCCCTTTTCCTCATCATTTGATACAAGCTCAGTAATGATTGCACCATCGGGATTTTCTCCATAAAACTTATGGATTCTCGTATCAACATCCTCATAATTCTCCAAGTTGAACATCTAGTGTTTGTTTCCCTTCTCGGTAGTCCAGCTGCTCTTTGAAAGTCCATATTGAGCCATCTGACCATAGTTGGACTTCCTTAGCGCAAGTAAAGCAGTAATGCCTGTCAATGACCTTGCCGTGGACAAATGACGTAATAGACCACACCGCTTGCGCTTGCCCTTTAACATTGTTTACTCCGTATCTTGCTTTGCAATAACAGCACCATTGGCCTCTCTTACTCGGCGTAATCTTTGCCATAATCAGCCCAGTCCGTTCCAATCGCCATCTCACCGGCAAGTGCGGCGTAGCTGACGAGATCCACAAAACTATCCCGCTTTGGAGTTTCAACGAGCCGTGAGATTTTGACCAACGCCATGCAGATGCACACATCCAGCGGGTCAATTTCCCGCCCGAAATAGCTAGACCATAGCTCAGAGATTCGCTTGATATTGATTGCCGGATGTCCGTATTCAAGTCCTCTGTCACCGATTGTGTCAGCTGCTTCATCTAGTATTACCCTTGCTGAAAACGCCTTTTGCCCTGTTCCATCCATGCGCGTAGCCCTTTCGATAGTAGTTTTCTTTTACCTTTTGAATATAGCTGTACAGCCCTGAAACTAACATAAGTAGGCCAAAACAGATATACATTATCTGCTCAGCTGTTAGGTTGTGCTTCATTTGTGCCCCTTTCGTTATTCCAAAAGGTACGGCATTTGACAGACATAGGAAAACCCATTATGGGCGTGTTGTATAACGTTTTGGTAACGGCCTAGCCGTATCGCTTACCCTCGACTATAAAGGATCCGTCACGCTCAATCGGGATAGCTACTGGTTGCACACGCTTTTTGTCAATATAAATGATGCCAAAACCCTGCTGCCAGTTAAATGTTCCCCGCGTGTAATGGGCTTTAGAAACGTCCATTAAATGGCCTACCTCAAAACCTGTCAGGGTGCCGGTAATAGAGCCTCCAGAGGCCGTTGTATGGCTGCTAATGCCCATTCTGTGGGTGTGTCCACAAACTAGGTTTTTTCCATGCCTTTTGGCTGCTTCAAGGGCTGTAAGGCCGCCCTGAGGCTTTGTAGACTGCTCATCACCATGCACCATCACCCAGTTTTCATGGAATTGGTAAGGCTTGCGGTGGAAAGTAATGCCTAAAGCATCGAAAGCCATAAAGTTTTCATACTCAAGCTCTGGCAGTCCAATCAAGCCAGGCAGTCTTTTGCTTAGGGAATTGTAAAGTCTATCCGTGTGATTACTGCGGACTATATGCGTGACACCGAGTTCATAGAGGACAGTTTGGCAAGTGTCGCGATCTCTGCCGATACTGCCTGACCACTCATCACGCCCAGATGACCAACGTGAAATGGTCTGGAAATCCAGCTCATCACCAACGCATAGAACGTCATCAGGTTTGTAGCGTTTGATAAAGGCTGCGATATTGCGGGTGGCTTTTGTGTCATGGAAAGGTACTTGTAAGTCAGATATAACGACTAATCGCTTAATCCTCGTCATCCTCATCCTCAAAGGGCGAATGGTCGGGATTGGTGACCGACCAATCGGGCAAGGCTGGTCTATGGAACGTGCTAGTGACGTAATCCATACCTTGCTCATGTGTGAAGCCTTGACGTAATAGGGCTAGATATGCTTCATGCACCTCAATAGCCCACACGTCAAGCGGTGTTAAAGGCTCGCGCTTATCTCGCTTTGCCCGCGCAGCTTTAGCGCGGCGTAAATTAGCGAGTTCTCTTTTTGATAGTTTTTTTGCGCTCATGTGTCAATAACTCCATTACCATCGTTTCTAGCTTATACAGTCTTTGCTCGTACTGTGAAAGCATTGGCGGTAACTCATGGTGAATAATGTACCGTAACCCACCGATAAGTAGGGCAGTTATGGAAAGACACGCCAGGACAAAAGCTGCCCACTCTGTCGGGTTCATCGTCTACCGAAAGCCGGATCGTTAGGGTTTAGCCACCGGATTAGCACAGGCGCACTTGCACTTACAGCACTCGTTAGGATTGTTTTCCAATCCAAGCCGACCGCTAGATAGGTTGCTAGTGCTGCTGCGAGAAAGGATCTTAGCCAGCTTGCTGCGATTGCTTTTAACTGTTCCATTTATGGGTTCTCCTGTGAGTATAGGTATGCGGAACATACTCCGGTCGTTATCGCCCAATTTTGTGAAACTGATATGGATATGCGTTTTGTGCGGGTTCAATCCGCTGTACGCTCTCCATTTGTAATTACGTTTCCAGCTAGCTATTTTACCGTTAAAGATTATGTAAGATATTCGTTTATCAGATCTGGCAAGTAATCGTAACTGATCCGCAAAATCGAAAGCTGCGGATTTGTCGGATGCGAGATTAGAGTCAATGTCGAGGGCACGTACAATGCCCTGAGCATCAGGGTTATGGTCAGACTTAGGACTGTGCGCCTTATGCCCGGGCGAGGCCACGCTCCCATCCGAACGTCTATCTCTATCGGGGAACGCATCATCTACGGCCTCGCGTAATTGCTGACCGGCCGCGCATAATTTCCAAGTCATTAGCTCAGCAGCAGTTTAGCTTCATCCTCGGTTATGCCGAGTTTTTCTAATAGTGCAGCTTTAGCGGCTGTAACTTTAACAGCTTCTTTGACAATTTCTTGGGTTTCGCTTTGCCATTTTTTACGCTCTTCAATTTCCTCGTCGGTCAATTCCAGATTAATTATTTCGCCTGTTTCAACATTATGACTAATCTTTTGCATTATGCACCCCACACTGTATATGTGCCCCCATCGGCACTTCCGGTAGAAAACACGAAATCAACAGAAGAAACTGCTTCGGAAACTAAATATATTCCAGTCAATGTTGTCGAAAAATTGACTGAGCTGGCATTTTGCCCGACAAACATAGTTTGTACTGATGTTTTTCCAGCAGATTTTGCATTGTATATTCTTACTCGCATTTGATTTATTCCGCCAGTGTCTTTTTGTTGTATGTACGTCGTTTCGAAAAATGTACCAGCTGTTGCTCTACTCCAAGCATTTGCAGGGGTTGCTGTTGCGTGAGTCAGCGCGTAAGAATAATTGGAGCCAGAGTTATTATTTATTCTCATTCGAGCATAAAAAGCTCCTACGCTATTTGTGATTGAGTCCAATAAAACTTCGATGTAATCATAATTTGATAACCCACTAATTGAAAAAGTTGAACCAGAAACATAACCGGTCGCTATTTGTTCCACGTTAAATGCGCTGCTCGCAGTTGCCCATTTCAAACCAGTCGAAGTGGTTGAATCTGCGGTCAAAACTTGACCATTTGTGCCGACTGCCAACCTTGCCGGTGTATCTGCCGCAGTTGCGGAAATTAAATCGCCTTTTGCATCTACTATCGAGTTTTGGATTGCATTAGGATCATCTGAAGCTACCCAAGCTGAACCGTTGTAAACCTCTACTTTGTCAGTATCTTTCAAGTATGACAGCATACCTTCAGCTACGTTAGCACCGAGCGCAGTAGTACGAGCTGAAGCATCTGCAAACACCATCACGGTTTGCTGCATTAGGTACGTGTTAACGTTCGCAGCCGTCAATACCTCGCCGGTAGTAAACGTCTTAAATCCTGCACCTGCCATTAGTATCTCCTTAGTAGCTTAGAACGTTCTCGCCTATTATACCCTGTGTAAGGCTATCTAATAGGAATCCGTCAATTAAACTTTCACCTGTGTAAATTGTGGTGGTCATTATTCGATTACTGAAATCATGGTTTAGACCCTGTACCAATAGAACATCGCTGATAGTGGTATTACCCGGCATCGCCTTAGTTACTGACACAGAATCTAGAAGCTCTACGTTTAGGCCAGCCACGCAGCGGTTAATATCATCGCCGTTTTCTATATTAAGCTGGATGCTGTCAATGCGGGTAGCCGTATCTTTGCGGGTGGCCAATAGCATTGAGGCTTGATCTAGGGCTTCAGCATCGGTCTGTACGAGTATGTCGTTTCTTACGCCTGAGTGTATGAAATACGTGTCTATGCTTGACTGGTCATATACGTTCTGAGCTGTACCGCCTAAGCGGGTAACTGTTACGTCATTGACAATTAAATCATCATCGTAGGCCGTTACAGCGTTCTGGAAGGCTATACCTGTGCCGGTGTCAGTAAATGTATATACCGGCGTTCCTAAGCTCTCTGTAAGGCTCTCACGGTCTATAAAGGTGGCTCTGCCTTCAGCATCAATAAAAAATCCGCCGAACTCGCTATCCTCAACGGTTCTAAGCGCGTTAAGGGCTGTGCGAGCTGTGCCGGGGTCTGCCTGAAGGGTTGAGTTGCCGGGGTCAATATCTCGGAAAGCCGCAGCCCACTCAACCTCGTCTAGGATTGCGTTTACACGTGCGCCGGATAGTTGAACGCCTGATCCGGGTACA